TTAATGTTTTACTTAAAGCGGTTTTTACTATCTCATTTTTAGACACTTTTGTCAATACTCCTTTAAGTTTATCACGAATACCCTCATCCAAGGTCTCAAAACCCATAATAATTTCATCCTTATGATTTAAACCCATAAGTCGGTTTATTTTTTTGACTTCAGTTATTAAATTTTTCATATCTTTTACTAATAAATTTCATATTCGGCACCAGCACCTTTAATTGATGGGGTAACTTGTTCTGTTTCCTTTTTTTGTTGATTTGTCCCCAAAAACCAATCTAAAAATTTATCCAAACCATAAGATGTGGCCAAACCTGTCAAAGCCGCAATTGCTGCCTTACCTGCCGTTGATTTCGGATACAAAATAGCTGTAATTAATTTTTTTAATATATCTATAATACTCTTAGCCTTACTTTTTACAAAATTCAAAAATTGATAAAACTTGTTATTACCTTTGTAAACTCCAACAGCTTCATCAATCATACCAGGTACTTGGTCTAATTTCTTTTCAACAGTTTGTAGAGCAGTTTTAACAACAGGATTAGTTCCGACTTCTGACACACTTTTCATACCTTGTACCGCGGTCTTAGCCCCCTTTGCAACACTACCAGTTGCGACCAAACCAAGACAATCCAATGCCAAAAAAATCCATTGTTGCCAAGGTGCAACCTCTCTACCTTTCTCTTGTTGACCTGTCACTATCTCATAAATATCAAGTGAAACAACCAAACTCCAAGGAAGAATTGCAATCAATTTTGTGATACCCACAGTTTCAGGTGCCAATGCCAATAGTATTGCATCAATAGCCATACCAATCGGATGATATAGGGCATCCCTAACTCTCCTCCAAGCATATAGAATTCCGTTCCTCAATAAGTCTAGAGCTTTAAACCAATCACTCTTACTGATATTAACACCAATGTTTTTAATAGTTTCCCAACTCTTTGAAGCAAAATCCTGAACATTCTGTATCGCCTCACTACCCTTCTGACCCAACCAATTAACAAAATTAGAACCAGCATTCCATAAAGTACTTCCCACTTGTTCCATCATTACAACCTTAATTGCATCCCTTAATCCATAAAGATTAGTACTAGATTCCATTAATAATGTGGTATTTGTTCTCTTTATTAAAGATTCCCTTAATGTTTGTGGTATTTCTTTACTAGTTTTGAAACAATGATTTAAAAAAAAGTTGAAGTTATTAGAACTTTCCCATATGTTACCAATACTGGTCTTGTTCTTTATATCTATAATTTCATCTAAAAATATTACATACCTCTCGTCAGGTGATAACCATTCAGTTATCAACCATTCACCACTATCAACAACACCCTCATTCAAGTATTGTTTTTTTGTTCTATCAATATGTAAATTTAATATTCGAGACCTTTCATCCTCGTTTATAATAAACAAATTATTTTGCATAATTTTTTCTTTATAAATATCATTAAATTAGGAAAATTTATTCCCCTTCTTAATGTTTTCTATACCCCACATTGGTTGAAGATTATCTAACGACCAACACCTTTTAAACTCCTCATCTTCACTACACTCAAATATAAATGACGATATTGGTTTGATATGGTCTATATGCCATTCACCATAATTTTCCCAATTCATACCTTCATTAAAGTGTTTCTCTAAATGAACAATAAGGTCTTCAGGTGTATAACCCAAAATATCAAAGTAGTGTCCATACTTCTGTAAATTGTTCTCTTTTAATACAATGTATATTGCAGTTCTGAAATTGGAGATGAGTTTATAGAGGGGGTCAGTATGTCTTTTGTATTTTTGATATTCACGTTTGGTTTCTCTATGTTTATCTATATTTTTTTCTCTCCATTCTTTGTGATATGAATTAAGTTTGTCTCTATTGTTTTTTTGCCATTCTTTGTGGTATTCTGATAATCTAGTCTGATTTTTAAGTTGGTATTTCCTACTTGCAATCTTCTTTCCTCCTTTGTATTTTTGACCAGGTACACCAACTTTTACATTATTTTCTTTTAAAACACGTAAAACAATATGTTTATTAATTCCTAATTTTTCAGATATGGATGGGCTACCCAACATTTCTTCATTGTATAGTCTTATAATCTCATCTACTATATTTTTTTCTATTTCTATCTTTCTCATATATAATATATATATGAAATAAAAACATAAAGTCAATTATTTAAATAATGATAAAAAAAAGAGGGACAAAAACTTGTCCCTCCGATTAATATTAACTAAGATTGATTATCTCAATTCTTGTAAATCAAATGTTCTAACTCCATCAACTGTAATTCTGGCATAGAAGCGGTTGTTCACCATTTTTTTGGCGTAACGAGTCATAATACCTTTGATTGGTGTAAAGTTGAACGGATTGTACATTGTAGGTGTCAATTGAAGTGGAACATACGGAGCGTAGATGTAACCAGTATCAAGAAGTGATGTACCTTTATGTCCGATTAACACTTGGTTAGGTGGGAAGTAAGGGTCACGATATACTTGGTATCTACCTGCTAATGTACCTACTCTTTCAATACCCATGTTGTATTGGTCTTGCTCAGGTGAAGCATTTGATACGTGGAAGTATTCCAAGTCATCAAAGATTGCAGAAACCTCAGAAGATACAACAATCCAGTTAGCACCACCTCTAAGAGTTGATTTGTGGATTTGAGCAGAAAGTTGGTTGATAGCTGTGATTAATGTTTGGTTCCAGTCTTTTTGAGTGTAAGCGATAGCACCACCAGTAGAGATTCTTCTCCATCCGTTGTAATCCCATCTCAAGTTCCAAGCAGCACCTTTTCTAAGGTCACGAAGGATTTCTCTATCGATTTCAGCAGCAACTTGTTCAGAAAGAAGTGCAGTTAATTCAGCTTCAGCATCAATGTTGTGGAAAGCAGCAACATCTTGTGCTAATTCAGGAGACCATTGAGCTCTAAGTTTTCTTTCACTTACAGAAACAGTTACTGATTCAAGGTCGAAAGAAACTTCACCAATTTTGTCTTCGAATTCTAATTCTTCGTATCTTCTCCATACAGCAACGAATGATGTACCAGAAGTACCTGAAGAAATTGTTGTACCTGTGTAACCATCTAAAGATGTTGCGTTACAATCAGCACATACAGGACAAGATAAGTCAACTTCTAAGTAAATACAACCATTTGCATCACAAACATTATCAAACTGACCACCATTACCATTTGTAGGCCAAGTCGTTTGATAATTAGAATAAGTAGGATTTACGATACCTTTACCATATTGTTGAGTAACAACTCTGAACAATAAAGGAACGAAAGTACCTGCAGAGTTTTTCAATACACTACAAGGTGTAGTTGAAGCTGAAAGTGCTGAAGTTGCAAAGATTTTAAGGTCAGCTAAGAAAGTTTCAGAATCAACCTCGTTTCCATCAGGACCGATTAATTTACCATAACCTGGGAATGAAGACCATCCACAAAGTTTCATAATTACTTTTCTGTAGTTACCCGCTTCAGGTACATAATTAGTTAATGAACCATTAGACCAAGTTTGAACAACTGTGTTAGCTGTAACAGCAGACCAACGACCTTTTGAATAGTCGAATAAACCAGCAGGGTCTAAACCAGCTTCATTACCTTCATAGAATAAATCATAAAGATTCTTTTGGTATTGTGGATTGTATGATCCAGTGTCAGTAGCTGCACCATAACCACTATTAGGATTACCAGGATAGTTACCAGGAGAACCTACAGGTGCGTAGTGGTCACCAGAGTTAGTAGGATAAGCACCTGTGAAAGTACCACCACTATAACCTTGGATTTTAGGTACGAAGTAGAACAATTTACCGATAGGTAAGTTCATAGCTTGTACAGATACGATGTCATTCGCTAACAATTTAGAGAATACTCTTCTTACGATAGGGAAAACAACAGTTTCGAAAGATCCAGAAGATCCATCAGAAGTTGCTTCGTTGATTAAGAATGAAGCTTGGTTTTCATATAACTGAGCTACATTTTCTTTTAGGTGGCCTCTAAGACCTTCAAGGAATCCTAATTTATCCCATTTGTTAATAGTATCTTCTTTGATAACTTTAAGGTGTTTCAAACCAATGTTACCAACAAGACCCGATTCTAATAATGCTCCCATTTTGTATTTGTTTTTAGGTTTTGTTTATTTTTTATTTTAGTTTTGACATTAAGTCTTTCATTCTCAAGAACTGAGGGTTCTCATAAGTTTTTGATTCAATAAGATTAATTGCTGAACCTGTTGTAGGTGTCTTTTGAATTGTTCTTTCGATTGATTCATTAACTTGTTGTCCTTTAGAAGTAGACAATTCGTCTTTGATTGTTTTGTAAAGATTTTTAGATTCTTTAATAGTTTCAACACCATCAAATCTTTGTAGGATATTGATTTTTTCTTGTTTTGAAGTTGAGTGTTCAGTAAATAATCTTGTTGCGTAAGCAAGATTTGAATTGAATACAGCTACTTCGTTCAATTTGTTTCTGAAAACATTTAAAGCTTTTCTATACTCTTCATTTTTTTCTCTTAGGATTTCTAATTCTTTGTGGTCAACAGATTCGAAAGTTAAATTTCTGTTAGGAGTAATTCCTTTTCTTAATCCACGACCTGATTTTGAACCCATTCCGTAAGTACGAGAAGCTTCTTTGGTTTCCATTTTTTCAAAATCTTTACCTTTGTGAGTTTTAGACTCCATACCTTTTTTTCCAGTATAATCTTCTTCTCCTTTGTGAGTTTTTGATTTGTCGCCTTTATTCATCCCATATTTACCTTCTTTGAATTCACCTCTCAAACTTGGAGATTTTTTATCGAATTCATATCTAGGTCCTTTTCCCATATATGGTGCTTCATCACCCTTTTTCATTTTCTTTGTTGGAAAATCAACAATTTTTCCATAATCGAATTTAGGTCCGTGTCCGATTCCTACACCTTTTGGTTTCATAGATTTTTTTGATTCCATCATAGTCATGTCATCTTCGTACATTTCCTCATCCATAGAATCATACATTTCGTCCATTTCTTCGTCCATCATATAATCTTCGTCCATTTCGATTTCATAAATAGTTTCGTCAGTGGTATCACCCATACCTAAGTCATAATCGATATCCATATCTTCCTCCATTTCGATTTCGTACATTTGTTCTTCTTCAGGTAATAAATCACCTAACAAATCTTCTTCCTCTTCTGGTGAAAGACCTTTTTCTGAATAAGGTTCATCTTCGAAGCTTTCATCTTCTTCTTCCATATCACCAAAATATTCCTCCATTTCGCTTTCAGACATAATCATATATTCATTATCAGTTTCATTGTCTGTTAAATGAATATTACCTGAGGCGTCTTTTTGGACTTCAATTTGGTCTTCAGGACCCATTTTTTTGAAGACTTTCATAACCGTACTCATTGGCTCATTCGTAAGGTCAATCGTTTCTTCTTCATCTTCGAACTCTCCTTCGTCTTCATCATCCATACCTTCGAAATCATCTTCGAAATCGTCTTCGGTGTCGTCTGAATCAAACTCAGTTTCGTCCTCAATCTCTTCGTCTGATTCATCATCAGCTTCGTTAAGAGATTCTTTTACTAAATCTTTGATTTCTTGTCTCATAGTAGAGGCAAGTATTCCTTTTGCATTTTCAGCAACTAATTCTTCCAAATTTTTCATTGAAATTATTGCTTCCTCAACAAGTGAATTTTTTTCTGTCATTTTCAATTTTTTATTTATAAATATGTCGATAATGTGAAAAAAATTCATTTTTGTATAAAACAAAAAAAAGGGAGTCAAAAACTCCCTTAATTTTTAAATAATTTCTTTTGTAAAAAACTATTCGATTACTTCGTCTATTTTACTTTCAACGATTGC